TATATTGGTCGTTTGTCCATTAGTTATATTGGGTCTACTAAAGCATAATTATTATTTTATTTTTATATTTGTATAAAACAACAACCTATGATAACAATTGAAGGAATAGAAGTGCCTAACTTAATTAGTGAATTGACTATTGAACAGTTCGACAAGTTTAACAACATTGAAAACAATAAAGAATTGGATATTATCGAGAAGTGGATTGAGAAGTTCGTCTATCTTGGAGTGCCTGAAGAGACATTTGATGAGTACAGCATGGAACAGTTTGTTAAGCTTAAACAAAACTTTGATGTTGAGACTGAAGTGCCTAAAGTTAAAGTACTATCTATTGAGCATGATGGATATACCTATGAAGCCAAACAACAAATAGGTGTTAAAGATTTGTCATTAATTGAAAAGGTTTGGAAGCATGATCTTAGTTGTTTTGCATCTGAAGCAATGGCTATTTTGTTTAAACGTGTTGACTTGACTAGAACAGAACATTATGCAAAGGCACATATTAAACACAAATCAAAGTTATTTAAAGGAATGAAAGCAGAACTCGCTATTCCTTTTGTATTAGACGTTCAGGTAGTACTTACAGCAAATGCTGAAAAGGTAGCAAAGAACATGACAGAAGATGTTACCGAGTAACTGGAATGAAATTGACGTGGACCAGTTTATAGAACTAAGGACGGCAAACAGCAAACCGTCCGATTCTATCACTGAGAAGTATATGGATTTAATTCTTACTGCTACTGATATTAATTTGGAGGTTATCGAGGATATGACCTTAGACAAGTTAACAGATATGGTCAATCAATTATCATGGCTAAGTAAAGAACCACACAAAAAGTATGCTAAGACAATAGGAGACTATACTATAATTCCTTTTAAGAATATAACGTGGGGTATGTTTATCGATTTGGAATACTACTATTCAAATGATTACATAGAAAACATCTGCACAATATGTGGTATCTTTTACCGTAGACAATCACAAGATAACTGGAATAACAATATCATAGAGCCATACAATTACAGTCCAAAGGATAGAGGGAAACAATTCAATAGACTTCCTATCACTTCAATTTATGGAGTTGTTTCTGAGTACTTAACTTATAGAGATAGTTTAATTAATGGTGCTTATAAAGAATTGTTTGGTAGTTCCTTGTTTGAAGACGAAGAAGAGTTAACACCTGAAGAGAAAGCCGAAAGATTAAAAGACGAAAAGGAAGAAGCTAAGTTTAATAAATGGGCTTTTGAATCTGTTACGCTTGGTTTGGCAAATGATGACATTACTAAAATGAATGACATATTAGATATGAGTCTAATCTTCGTACTCAATATCCTATCAATGAAAAATGATTTGAAATAAAAAAGGGGGTGTTTCACCATTGAAACGATAACCCCCTTATAGCATATAGAAACTCTCTATGAAACAAATATAATAAAATTATACGTTTATTATTGTATTAGGTGAATAGATACCATTTGGATAACTAGGGTCTGTACTTCCAAAAGTATTGTATTGTAGATTAACTATTGGACTTATGTCAATTGTAGCTACGTCAAGTATAGGGTATTCTTCAACTAAGAAATCAACATACGCTTGAACTGTCTCTTCCATAAACTTTTTACCATTACTACTTCTTAATGCTTTCTCTGTTATATCCTGTGGGGCTATGTCTATTGTTCCCATATCTAAAAAAACGTAGTAGTATAAACAGTTAATTGTTAGCGTGATTTGGTTTAAGTCTCCTGTGACTGCACTAATACGAATTGACGAACGCAAAGCTCCTGTGTCTACTAATCCTAACAATGTTATTTCTTGCTGAATTGCACGTTGTAACTTTAAACGTGTTTTATATTTTACTTTGAATGAAGCCATAGTTATATAATTAAATCACTTATTTTTTTATTAATTAATTAGGGTACGTCATTGACTATGTCGGAACTAGTCATATTAAACATTGTGAAATCTAAACTGCCAATATCATCCTGTAAAGTTGGGAACGTGTCACCATCTCCCATCATCCAATAATTAGTTGGGGGGGTTGCCAGTAATCCTAGATCATGGGTTGTGCCACTATTATATATTAAAGATACGTTTGCAGTTTCATCACTATTCCACAATCCAATTTCATCAACTAAACAATTTTTTTGTAAATGCTTACCACCAAAACACGCTTCAGCAATCCTAAACACTTCGTCTTTTATTTCGTCTGCCCATCCATCATTGTTATTTGAATTAGTAAGGGTTTGACTCACACCATCTATGTAAATTTTAAACCTGCTATAATAGTCTGCCAAATCGTTTTGGTCATCGCCTGTAGTACCACCATCATAAGTTACAATTATCTGTCTATATACTCCAGTAGTAAACCCATTGTCAGGAGTTTTGAACATTAAATAATCATTTTCAGTTCCGTATCTTAATATGATTTGTTTGTCATTATTCGACGCATCCCAGTAAAGCCATACATGACCTTCACTTGCTTTATTGTTACCTCCATAAGAAATTATAGTTTGTTCTTTATTATTGCTAGTACCACCTTTAAACCATACTGCAACAGTCCACGCATCCGATGAACCAGTACCATTTGAAGCTCTATAAAAAGGGTTTGAAGTATTTGCAGTTGCATCACAATAATCATTTTTGTTAAACTTTACAGCTCTTGTGTTATTGTATGGAGGACTAGCTACTGTTATAACTAAAGTTTCGGAATCTTGACCTATTGAGTTTTGGAGCAATACAGGTATGTTATAAGTTCCAGCAGTCAAGGCAGTACCTCCGTTTATTTTGTATCTGTTTTCTGTAGATACGTTAACACCTGTAGCACTTGAAAAATCCCAAATTACTTCACTTCCATTTGTACCTGTTAATTCATAATTGATAGTGTCTCCTGCTGTGATATTAATTGCTAAACTTGAAGTAATAACAGGAACAGCAATGGTATTGCCCCCCGCAGCTGTAAATGCAATATTTAAAGCATTTACTACTTCGGTTGCGTTGGCCCCGTAAACAGTACTTGACTCATCAATAAATTCATCGTACTCAACATCTGAAATAATTTCTATATCTCTGGCTAAATCTACAATGCTCAAAAATGTATCTAAAGGATTTTTTAAAATAGCCTGAAGCGTATTCATGTTTTGCGAACCGTTTGAATCTTTTATAAAAACAGCCCTTGCATCTGTATCGTTATATATTTGAATGCTCATTTCTTGAAAATTTTAATTGCCACACCGTTATTAATTAGAGTTCCTGCAGATGATATTTTTACCTGTAATTTTCCTACACCGCCTATGGTGTTTGAATCGCCCATATAAATATAAAAACTACCTTTAGCAGATGAGTAGGGAACTCCACTACCCGTATCTAATCGCTTTGAATTAACCGTTAAAGTATATTCACCAGCTCCTTGACCTAATACATATCTTGTTTCCATTAAGGCATTATTAATCTCGGGTGTTACTGAAAAATCTATCCTTATTAAAAGATCGCTTCCTATTGATAAATCACTAAAGTCTAAATAACCTGTTGAGCCATCCATGAGATTGGTAACTGTTGGTGGTAAAGAATCTTCATTTGTAAATGCTCCTAACTTATCATTAGGCACGTCCGTCCATGTGTCCGTAACTAATACTACAGGAGTAGACGCTGTTGCTAAGTCGTTATAATCTACATATCCGTCTGTTCTATTAATGTATGTCATAGGGTTACAATATTATCCATTCGTTTCCATCACTAGTAACTGTTAATGCTTCTTTTTTTCTTAGTTTTATTGTTACGTCACCATCAATAAAACTTGTAGCTGTTGTTATATCTATTTTGCCAGTTGATGCATTTTTAATGTAAATGATTTTACCAATACACTCTCTTCTATTTGGTAAAGTTAAAGTAATATTATTTACTATAGCTTCTACTATTTCGTCAAACTCACAATTAATATCATAATCAGTTGATACTGGTAGGAAGGAATGGTCTTCGCTTGGAGTGTCGTCTCCGTCGTCTCCTATCTTTGAACCGTTTAACCAATACCCATCACTATCAATATAGCCATCGTTTCCTATTACTATCGCTTTTACGTTTGGGAGTACTGTGTTTCCAGTTCCTTTTATAACTGTAGAACCCTGTGAGTAGTTTGTATTTTTTTGTTTATAGTAAACGCTTAATAATGAATCTATAGGGTCGTGACCGATTAGTGGTCCTGTTGGTTTAACTGGTTTAACTATAAATGATGGTAGCTCTATTTCATCATCTACGCTAAACAACTCTACCTTTGTGAACTCATTTGAATTTGCATCGTAGTCTAGTACTTGGTTAATATGCCACCATGAGCCATTTGTCCAAATCTTATCATTCAGCTTCATTGTAGCTATGTCGTCTTCATGCAAATCAAAGTATTCAATAAGCATTATACCCTTGTTAATCTGTGCCATTGTACGTCGCCAATGCATATTAAACAGATTATTGTTAGTTAACGTAATACCATCATAGAAGTAATAATCACATACTGCAAAGTTTATGTCTATAGTAGGATTATACGGGTCGTCAAAATGTCCTATGTTTGGATAACTTGTCAATCCTGTTTGTCCTGAAGTACCGTAGTCATAGATATGGAATGGATCACAACTTCTTTGTCCATTATGGATAAGTAGTCTAATTTGGTTCTTTGGTGCGCTACCTACAAAAGTGGGTACAACTGCATTGAATGAATTTAATATTGTTGGTGTTGGTGCAAAGATTAACTCTTTACGCTCTATGCCTTTTATAAATTCATTATCAAATATGTATTCAGCTTGTCCGTATGTTTCTCTAATTGCATCTAAGTATGTTTCATTGTATGAATCTTTACCATCCTTATAAGTGAAATGTAAACGCTTCTTTGATAATTCAGGAAGGAACTTTATAACTTGTGGTGAATCCTTTTTGCGCTTTAAGCTCCAATTCTTTTCAACTCCCTCATCATAGTAATCATCGTTTGTTTTGTAGATTAGTTTGTTTTGATTGTCGGGGTCAACATCTACTACCAAATGAAAAGCAGTAGTTATTGATTTTACCAAGTCCTTTTGTTTTGTCTTTTGTGGTATGAAGTTATTCATTACAACTTCCTGACCGAATCCTAATCCATTGACCGAAACTGTGCCTTTAACTTCAACTGATGTTATTGATAACTGACTTGTTATAACAACGTCCGCTCCACTAACTGAGGGAGCGTCCTTCCATGCTGTATAAAAGAAACTTCCTGCATATCCTGACTCAAATACTTGATATACTATGTCAATAAAATCTGATGGTACTAAGTTCGTTTGACCTATATTTAAAGTAATAGTGCCTGAATGTAGATTTGTTGTTCCGTTTGGTAATGCTCCATCTGATTCTTTATAGTTTGGAAGTACTCCCTGTATTAAGTTACCTGAAATTGATTGACCTATTAAACCATTCTTTCTAAATGTCATTACAGGATTATATTCTCTTCCTACGTCTATTGCTGTAGTTAATAAATCTACCATGTAAGCATCTGCTCCTGTGCCATTAACTAGATTGAAATCGAAATCTATTGTTACCTCCCAGTTAATAGCCTGACCAACTCCAATATAAAAAGGGGGAGTGTATCTACCAGTAACAGGATTGAATAGGTTTTGGTCGTCTAGTGTATCAGTCCATGTAGTAACTGCATCACCTAATACTGGTATAAATGAAGCCTTGTTAAACTCTACTTGATAATCTGTATAGTCAACTTTAGGCTGGTCGCCATTATAAGGTATAATTAACTTATCAAATATATCTACATTCATTTCATAACTGAAACCATTTGTCGAATGTATTCTATCCCAGTACGTTTGTAAATATATAGCAGGTCTATAGTCTGTGATATGTGTATCTTCACTTGCAGTCACCCCCAAAGGATATACATAACCATCCGCTACTGTATTTGTAAATGTTGATACTATTCGTGCCGCTGCATAGTTATGGTTTAAATCTGAAAAGTCCAAATCCGTTAATTCCTTATTATTCATAACAGTAAAGAAGTCTGCTCTCGAATCTTTAACAAGTGCTGAATATACTATTGTTTCTTCTTCACCATCTGAATGCTCTATTTTGTCTATGCTTACTAATTGTAAATAAGCGTCCTCCATTATAGGAATGTCATCCTGAATAACAATACACTTCTTAACTATATTAATGTCAAACGTTCCTGCTTCAATGTTTACATCATAATAGTTACTAAGGATTATATTGTTATTGTCGTCACCTACTAATTTAATAGTCTTGGAACGTGAGCCTGTTTTCTTTGATACGTCTCTTATGTCACCTACACTAAATGTAATAGGAAAAGCAGTACCCTCAACTACATTCAAATAACCTTCGTCTACTTGTATCTTAACCATTGACTCTATCTTGAACTGATAATTTAACTTTTATTGTTTTGCGAATTAGATTCTTATTCCTTTGGTGAACTTTATCATATCCTGTGTCCTGAACTATACAACTAAAATATTCGTTATCTATTTTAATATATGTATTTGGTGAACTGATAAGCTCTGAATAATATACGTTTTCAGCTTCAGTCATAAAGTTGGTGTTGAGTTCGTACGTTTCGTCAATTCGTGGATTAACTACTTTCATCCCTTTATCATAACTTTCATAACCCCACTCACTACCATCTGTTGTACCCTCAATTTTTTGGTTATACGTTTCCTTTTTAACTGAACCTGTTAACATCTCTCTTAATTGAAATGCAAAGGACATAACAGAACCTAGCCTATCCATGAAGATAATCTCATAATCATTAATAGTACATCTTCTATCTAATGTTATTCTGTGCTTAATGGATTTTTGAATACCGCTATTATCTGCATACCAATAATCGTAATAGTCTACGTCATCTTCTATTAACACACCTGTGCCACTTACTAAAGTAGGTGAACCAAAGTTGTTAGCTCCAACACTTCCACAAGCCATTAATCCACCAGTTGAAATAGGCTTCCTAAATATATCACTTGTAGAGTTCTCGAAATATATAAAGCCAGGTGCTTCAGCAGGAGGTATAAAGTTAACCCACATATCCTGACTTAATTTATTCTTTAGATTTAAAGGTGAAGAAGTTAACGGTAGATCTGTTATTGCAGTAAGTACATAGTCATCATGGTCGTATGTTCTGAATGTCGAGAATGTTAACGCTCCATTAAATGCATAGTTTCCTAATGAAGATATAACAGACCTTGTTATTGTTTTACGCTTATCTGCATATTGTACTGCTCCATCTATTGTGGCGTCGTTAATCTCAGCCCATAATGAATTTACTACAAAGTCACTACCTGTAGCACTTAAAACCGTAAACAATCCTTCTAGGTTTGGATTAGCTGCACCGCCATCTACTTGCTCAATAGTAATTTGGTCACCTGCTGTATATGTATTCGTTACATTAATCTGCACATTTGTTGTCGAAGCTGTTAAACTACTTGTATAGTTTATAGTCTCGATATACATTTCACCTATCTTAACATCATAAAAATAATAGCAATTTGTAGGGTCGAAGAATGTTGTGTTTGTTGGATTGAAATCATGGCTAACATAGTTCTGTAATAACCTGCTTAAATCCTGTTCACCATAACCATCTGGATTTGGTAGTGGTCTATACTCTGCAATCTTTGTTGCCGTTCCTGAGAGGTAAACATCAAATATATATCTAAAGCCTAATTCGTTCTTATTAGTAGAATCATATATAAACTTCATAGGATTATATGCAGGAGTAATATCTTGTGGTTTTGCTATAAGTGAAATTGCCATATATCTATTTGGTTTATAACGGTATTCTTATTAAAAGGAAAGATAGGAATTGTCTGTGTAGTATTCGGACCTGATAAATGCTACTGCATATCTTACAGCGTCCATTGCATCGTCATGTAATTTTACTGGTTCGTCTGTTATTGTGTCTCGTACTTTCTTCCATTTGTAGTTATCGTATTCCTTCATTAATCCTTCATGGTTTAAGGCATATACTTTAAATGTCTTTACACCATCAATTCCTTTTTTAACTTCTTTGATTGCATTGTTACAATTAAAGTTAGCTGTTTGTAGTTCTGCTATTATTTCAGGTCTCGAGTAATCCGCTAACATATCTATTGTTTGATTAACATCTAATCCTTTAAACTTCTCAATCAAATCTGTTGTTGTTAGATAGGACTCATAAATAACTGGTTCGATGTATATATCCTTTTCATGCCACCATACCTTAATTAATGCTGTTGGATGGTTATAACCAAAATCCAAACCATATACATATTGTGTAAATCTCTCAGGCTTCTATTGCCTTTTCACCTAATGCATAGATTTGGTATAAGGCTCCATCGGTTCTCTTTAAATCTTCTATTTGCTCGATAATCGATTGAGGTAGAAAAGGATTGTCTTTGTATGTAGACTTTATTGTAATCATATCCTCGTCGGGTAGGTCGTAAATCCATGATGTGTTTTCCGATGGATTAAAGTCAACAAAGAATTTGCCCTCACATCTCATGTTTAATTGTAAGAACTCATCGTACAATAATTCGTTGGCTTCATTTGCCCAAACTATACTATGCTTTCTACCTCTCAATTTCTGCTCATCATCTGTACTGAAAAATGCTACCTGTGAGCCATTCGAAAATGAATAAGTATTATTAGTTTTATTATGTTGGTTCTTGTTGTATAGGTTTAATCCTTGCAATACTTCAAAGAAATCTACCATAACAGTATTACGTAATGCAGGAAGAGTTTTCCGAACTATGCTTATCCGTTCGTTTGGAACGGACATACAATGAATAATGAATAACTGACAAAGGGAATAAGTCTTACTAGACCTACTCCCCCCTTGATTAACTATGAATCTTTTACCTCCTTTTAATGCTTTACGGTTAGCAAGAAAAACCTCAGTTGCTTTTAATTGAGCTATAGCCATTTCTTAATTAGTTGATTATTAAATGATTAGTCTCATATCTACAGTACGAAAACACTTCTACTTTGTGCCTTTGACAATTTCAATTTCAATCTTAGTTATGTTTTCTCCGTTTGTTGTTATGTCTGTCTTCTCAGTTAAGCCATTTAATCGCTGTGTGATACTAGAATTAAACTGACCTACCATGCCACCTTCAATCTGATCTTGACGTATTCTTTTCTTAATGCGTATACAGATAGTCCTATACGCATCATATCTGTTATCTGTGTTATCGAAATAATGATGAGCATCGGAGCCTTTATCTAAGCAGTAGCATTCAAACCCTGCCATTGTTAGAGGTGGTGTGTGTTGTTCTGTCTGTACTCCTTTATTAGTTGCTTTTTGTATTGCTCTAGGTTTAAGGTTTTTGGTATAGTCAATAAATAGCTCCCAAAGCTTTTCAGGTGTTTCTATGTATTTAGGCTTCCCCATTGTTTTCTTCTTTAGTTTCGTCGATACCTGTGTACTTCTTTTCTTTGGTCTTCTTTGCCTTTGGTTCTTCTATTAAATTATCAAAGTTTGGATAGCCTATCCTTTGTAGGTTTTTAAGTTCTACCTGTGACATCTCTCCTAGTGTAGTAGTTTTGTTTACGAACGTTCCGCTAATTGTTACTACTCTGTGCTTATACTCTTGTTTGATTTTCATAATACTTTTTGAATTTGGTTAATACTTTTGTTCTATATATTTGGGCACTTGACATATTAATGCCAAAATGTTCTGATATTTCACGCACTTTGCGCTTATCTTTGATCGTATATACATCCCAAACTATTTGGTCTACCTTGCACAAAGTATTTCTAAACTCTGTTATGTGGTTTTTAATATCTATACTATCTATATCTATTTCTGTGGTTTGTTTGATATACTTTACCTCCCTTGATGTTATTCTGTCTCGTCTGGTGGTATATGATTTTGTGTATCGTAATTCCATATTGATATGGTTTACCATGTATCTAGGTATGTCCTTTATTAATTCAGGGGGGTTGTGAACTACATATAAATAGGCATCATTTAAAATAGCTTCAGCGGACGTTGGTCTGTTAAAGTATGCTACTTTCTTATAGGCGATGTGTAGCAACTTTTCGTAATTGTCAGTAAGGAATTTATCAATTTTATCCTTCATACCATTCTAGTATTACACTACCTAATATTTTTCTCCTTATTCGTGAACACATACAGTCTGTAATGTGGTCTACTTTCTCATGGTAGGCATTGTAAACGTTCCGAGCTTTAACCGCTGTAGTTTTGTTAACCGCACCTATTATTTCAAGTTTAAGCTGTTCTAGTGTTACTACTTCTTTTGCATCCATCCATAAACTATTACTGAAACCATTGAAGCTATCATAGCTGTAAAGATATTCCCTGTGTATATCCATCCACTCCAAAAGCTCATACATTGCCAACAACTAAACGAACCAAATACAAATGTTATTGCTAAGTTGTCAGGTAGTTTTGTTCTTATCCAGTCTAGTGATATGTGTAAAGGCTCAAACTCTGTTATAAAGAATCCTAGTGCCATTATAGTAATTATAGTTAGTATCATTTGAATTAGTTTATTGCAAGATAACTATTTTTTAATTAATAACATTTTAGATAATGTTTTTTTTGTCATTGTGAAATAACTCCTATCTGTATTCATTACAAATATAGATTTATTCATTCTTTTTAATATGTACTTTGAAGTTTGGTAATCCTTATCATTGTCTATTGCTTCAATACATAGGTTTATAAATTGGTTTAACTCCAAACTGTCACTAAATATAATATACTTTGAATCTCTTATATGGTTATACTTTTCGTTTTGATAGTACAGAGTGTATGATATTAGAGTGGTGTCTCGTTCAAACTTAATTAGTCGTAGGCTTGGTGCTACCTTGAATAAAGTTGTTGTTTTAATTGGTTCGCTTACTTCTAATTGTCCATAAGAATGGATAGTAAACAATAGGGTTGCAATTAATAGTACTCTTTTCATGTTATGTATATTTAAGTTTATAAATTTCGTCTGCTATTTGTGTTTGTCGTTT